GGATTTAGAAGAGGTTCTTATGACTTCTACAAATCTGACTTTAGATACTTAAATGATAAAGCTACAAGAGGTGGTATCAATGATGCTAATTCTGCTAACGCTATTAGAGGTGTATTTATTCCAGCTGGAATGTCAACAGTTTATGACCAGCAAGTTGGTTCAAGTATGAAAAGACCTTTCTTACACGTTAGATATAGAGCTTCTCAAACTGATGATCGAAGAATGAAATCTTGGGTTACTGGTTCAGTTGGAGCTGCTACATCAGCACTTGATGCAATGCAAATGCATTTCTTAACTGAAAGATGTTTGATCACACAAGGTGCAAACAACTTTATGTTAATGAAGTAAATCATTTATTATAGGGGCAGCTAAATGCTGCCTCTATTTTTTTATTAATTTTTATTATATTATATTATGGCAAAGAAAAAACAAACTAAGGTTGAAGAACCTATAGTTGAAGAAACAGTTGCTGTTGAAGAACAGCCGGTTGTAAAAGAACAGCCTAAGGTTGAAGCTCCTAAAATAAAAGCTAGACCAAAAAATCATTGGGAAGTAAAAGATAGAATGTATTATCTAAAAGGTGATAAAAAACCACTATCATATTCTATTAGATCATCTAATTTATTTTGGTTTGACGAAGAAAAAGGCTACGAAAGAGAAGTTAAATATTGTCAAAACCAAAGAACTGTATTCGTTGATGAAATGAAAGGAGATCAAAGATTAGAGCATATTGTATTTAGAAGTGGCGCTTTGTTTGTTGAAAAAGAAAAAACTACATTACAAAAGTTTTTATCTTTATACCATCCACACAATGGCGTGTTATTTGAAGAACATGATCCAGTTGAGATAGCTGAAGATGAGTTAGATTGGTTAGAGTTTGAAGTTGAAGCTCTAAGTATTGCTAGAGAAATGGACATTGATATGGCTGAAGCTATATTAAGAGTTGAAATGGGATCTAAGGTTAATAAGTTGAGTTCTAAAGAGCTTAAAAGAGATTTATTACTATTTGCTAGAAATAATCCTCAATTGTTCATAGAGTTAACTACTGATGATAACGTTCAGCTTAGAAACTTTGGTATTAAAGCTGTTGAAGAAGGAATAATTAAATTATCTACTGATCAACGATATTTTATTTGGGGATCAACTAATAGAAAAATTATGACTGTTCCATTTGATGAGCATCCGTATACTGCACTAGCTCATTGGTTTAAAACTGATGAAGGTATGGAGATATACTCAAACATAGAAAAAAGATTAAGCTAATATCTTTTAACTAATATTAATAGCCACTCATTTTGGGTGGCTATTTTTATTTAGGGCTAACCTTTCGCTTTATTATGTAACTATAATATAGTAAAATAGATTATTATGAAATCAAAAGGATTAGGCGATTCAGTGGAAAAAATTACTAAGTCTACTGGTTTAAAATCATTAATGCAAATGGCAATGGATTTAGTCAATAAAAAGGACTGTGGATGTAATGATAGAAAAGAGTGGCTAAATAAAAAATTTCCATATAACAACAAGTAACAATGGCAGTAAATATAGATACAGTATATCAAAAGGTTTTAGCACTAGCTAACAAAGAGCAAAGAGGTTATATAACTCCTCAAGAGTTTAACTTAATGGCTGATAAAGCTCAAATGGAAATATATGATAGTTATTTCCATGATGTTAAAATGGGGTATCATAAATTAAAAAATGACTACAAGTATGCTGATGAACTAGAAATGTTATCAGAAAAGTTACATCCATTTAAAGCTGAATCTTCTTCAGATATAGCAGCTGATATATCTAATGTAGCACTGCCAAGTGCAACATATTTATTAGATACTGTTTCAAGAGTTAAAACAGGTGATACTTCACCCGAGTATTTTTTTAAAGAAGTTGATAGAAAAGATATTGGTAATATAACAAATAATCCACTACTAGCTCCAACAAAAAACAGACCTGTTTATGTTAGGCACGCTGGTGATATAGAGATATTTCCAACTCCAACAGAAGATACTACTATAAACTTTCACTACTACACAAATCCATCTACTCCTCAATGGGGCTATGTAGTTGTTAATGGTAGAGCTTTACATAATAACAATTCAACATATACAACTAATTTTACTCTTCATTATTCAGAAGAAGAAAACTTAGTTATGAGAATACTACAACTTTGTGGAATAATAATACAAAAACCTGGATTAGTAGAAGTAGCTATGACAGATAAAGCTCAAACAAAACAATCACAAAATGATTAATTATGGGACTACTAGATAATCAAACTCAAAGTCAATATTACGGTAACACCTCTAACTATGGTAATTATCAATTTGTTTCTTTAGAAAATATAATAAACGCCTTTATGGTTATACATGTTGGTGAAGGGAAGATAATATCTAAAGTTAGTAGAACTGATGTTCAGTTTCACGCTATGAGAGCTATACAGGAATTATCATATGATGTATTTAGATCTATTAAATCTCAAGAAATAAAACTACCATCTTCTTTAAAAATGATATTGCCCCATGATTATGTTAACTATGTTTCAATATCTTGTGTTGGAGATGATGGTATACATAAGAACCTATACCCAACTGGTAAAACTTCTAACCCTATGCGCATCAAGCAAGATGCAGATGGAGAATATCTTTTTGCTGATGTTGATAATGATGGATCACCAGATAATTTAAATACAGGTGGAGGTAATCCGTATGTTCATCAAGATAGTGTATCTTGGGAGAATTACAAATCTTCTTCAGGAGCTGTTTCAAGTACAGACGCAACCGATGCTTACGATATAGAGTTAGATTACAGAGGTAGGAGATATGGTTTAGAACCTCAGTTTGCACATCAACATGGTACTTTTTATATAGACCTACTAAGAGGCTTTGTACACTTTAGTTCTAGTTTAAATAGTAAAACTATCGTATTAAAATACATTAGTGATAGTTTAGGTACTGATGCTGAAATGGTCGTACATAAGTTCTGTGAAGAAGCTGTATACAAACATGTAATGTATGCTATATTAGCTACTAGATCAAATATACCAGAATATATTGTTGCTAGATATAAAAGAGAAAGATTTGCTGAAACTAGAAAAGCAAAAATAAGATTGTCAAATATTAAAATAGAAGAATTTACTCAAGTATTAAAAGGTATGAGTAAACAAATAAAATAGTATTATGCCAGAAATTAAACACACTTTCGCTGGTGCTAGAATGAACAAAGATGTTGATGAGAGATTAGTGCCAAATGGAGAATATAGAAATGCTGAAAACGTTAAGGTTAGAAACACTGATAGCCAAGGAAGTGATGGTGTTGGTGATGCTGGTACTGTGCAAAATATTAAAGGCAACAAAGCTTTTAATGGACAGAATCAATATTTAGAAACAGTATACTCATCACTAGCTTCTTTAAATGCTTATAATCGAACAAGAGCTGTTGGTAGTATATCTTACGAAAAAAATAATAAAGCATATTTCTTTATGGCTGCACCAACAATGAAATCAATGCTTCATGAAGGTGCTTTTAGTACTCTTACTGGTAAAAAATTATTAATTGATTCTATTGTAGAGGTTGACACTGTTAATAGTGAATCAGATCCAACTAGTAAACTTGTTGTTGTTGACAAATGGGGAGTTATTGATACTAAAGCGGGTGTTTTTCCTGAAGATCCAGTAATGCCTTTTCAAACCTTTACAGCTGTAGATGCTAGTGATTATAGGTTGGGTATGAAAATGACAGCTATTGATTCTAATGGTAGTCCTCAGTTTTCATCTATTATACAAAAAATAAGCGGCAATGAAGTTACTCTGTATCACAATGTTGCTACTCAGAACTTTGATGATGTTTTTGCTGTTACATTTGTTCACCCCAACAGACCTTTAAATTTTGATCCTGATCATCACATTAGCGCTATAAATATAATAGATGATTTATTATTTTGGACAGATAATGAAAACGAGCCAAAAAAAATAAATATAAAAAGATGTATTGAGGGTACAGATCAATTTGGTGAAACTCAAACTCAATTAAAATTAAAAGATCCAATAGACGATGATGTCCTATTGGATTATATTGGTGATGATGAAAGTGGTGCTTTAGAGGTTTCATTTACACCAATTAATAACGATCTAAGAGAAGAACACGTTACAGTTATAAGAAAAGCCCCTAAAATTGCTCCTACTTTAGAAATGAAAACATCAGATAGAAATGGAGAAACTACAGCTTCGGGTTTAACATCTGATATTGTTGGATATGCAGATTCTAGTGGTTCTGTGTTTGAAAATGGATATGAATTTTCAATTACAGATGCAAATTTATTAGCAGGTGATAATGCACCTAATTGGTTTGTAAACGATATATTAATATTTACAGAGCTGCTTCCAGCTGCTGAACCTCCAGTTATAAAAGTAACATTAAATAGCTTTGATAAAGATAATGGTATAATAACTTGTACAGTAATTTCTTTTGATAACAATCCTCAACCAACTAATACTGACATAAACGGATCAGGAGAGTGGGATGTAGAAATACAGCAAAAGAAACCAATGTTTGAATTAAAGATGGCTAGGTTTGGTTGTAGATACATATATGAAGATGGAGAAAAATCAAGTTTTGGTCCTTGGTCTGAATTAGCATTTTTACCCGGTCCGTATAAATATACTCATAAAAAAGGTTTTAACCTTGGTATGGTTAACAACGTTAGAAGTTTAAAGATAAAAGATTTTATTCCAGCTAATGTTCACAATGCTAAAGAAGCTGATATAGTTGGTGTAGATATATTATACAAAACAACTGACTCACCTGTTTGCTATATAGTTAAAACTATAAAAAGAGGTATAGATCCAGAGTGGGATTTGTTTACTAGTCCATCACCTAATATACAGCCACCATCAGACTGGAGATTTGGTGAATTAAATATTACATCAGAAATGATATATAAAGCAGTAGATGCTAATCAACTGCTACGTGCTTGGGACAATGTTCCAAGATATGCTTTAGCTCAAGAAATGGCAGGCAATAGATTAATGTTTGCTAATTACGTCCAAGGTTATGATATTAAAAGTGCTCCTGGTTTAATTACTAGTCACAACGTAGAAGATACTGCAAGTCCTGATAGTCCTCAAAAATCTATAAAAACTATAAGAAGTTACAAATTTGGTATGGTGTTTGGAGATAAATACGGTAGAGAAACACCTGTTGTAGCTAATGGTTATTTAAAAGGAGACACTATTGATCCAACTATATTAGGTGGTGACTTTCAATTAGAAAAGCAATTTGCTAACATGAGAAACTATTTTGAGTTAACACAAGATTGGAACAGTGTTGATCCAAACGGTATACCAGACGAGTGGATAGAGTATGTAAAATACTACGTTAAAGAAACCTCTAATGAATACTATAATCTAATAATGGATAGATGGTATGACGCGGAAGATGGTAATGTTTGGATATCTTTTAATTCAGCAGATAGGAATAAAGTTGATTTAGAAACTTACTTAATATTAAAAAAAGAACAAAACACTAATCAAGCTGTATTAGAAAAAGCTAGATATAAAGTTATAGCTATAGAAAATGAAGCACCTAATGACATAAAAACAGAAGGTAGAGATATGGGTGGTTTTGAAATACCAGAAGAAAATTATGATTTTCTTTTTACAACTGGTAGTAGTGCGAATATAAACGCTGATATTCCAGATCTTTTAATGACTAAATCAGAGTTAAAAATAGATTCAGATACCTGGAATGATTACTTTCAGGATTATATACCTAAAGGAGATTTAAAATTAAGAATAACCGGTAAAGATCCTGGTCACCCTACAGCACTTAAAAGCAGAACTTTTAGAACGGTAACGTACTATACTCAACTTCCTGGTAATCACGGTTTTATTAGATGGAATAAACCTTTTGGCGAAGAAGCAGATATGGTTGATAGATTTCAATCAATAGGTATAACTCCAACTGATTTAAAATACGGTATAGAATTTAAAGAAGATGTTATAACAGAAAATAAAGCTGAATTTGATGGAAAGTTTTTTGTTAAGTTAGAAAAAGATGATGTATTAGAAAATAGAGTACTAAAATTTTCAGCAGCAAATGCTGATTATGATGTTGTACAAACAGTAAATCTTGGTTACATTGATAATCAAGCTGTTAACCCTGGTGTAGCGTGGTCATATACAGATCCAGAAACTGGAGTAACAACTGAATCTCCTAGAGATAAATACTACTTTCAACAATCGGGAACACCTTCAACAGGTCCGTTTGCTAGTGACGCGGCTGCAGGTGCAGCTATAGATGTTACTAGCCCCGATAATGATAGTGGTAACAATGTGGCACCTATATTTTCTACTTTTGCTTCAAATGGTATGAGTGGGTTAATGCCTCAAGGAAACGGAACCGACAATGACATGTCTAATTATTTTGGATTTGGTTGTGATCCTGGACCAGCTGTTTGCCTTGATAACGGTAGTACTATATCTAATATTCCAGTTAGTCAGGCTTCAGCTTTTGACGGTGGACAAGTTAATATGGCTAGAACAACAGCATTATTTTGGCACTATATTAAAAGCGAAGCAGGCACTCAAAGCGCGGCCAACTATAAATTATTTATTGATGGTTGTAGAGGTAGATGGTTAACATTAAGAGGAGGTATTCAAAGTCTTTCAGGTAATGAAACTGGAAGAAATGTTGATATATTAGATAGTGATGGAAACGTTGTAAGCGATGAATTAAAAAAACCTGAAAACTACAAACCAACTGGAATAGATCCAGGTTATCAAAGTGGAGCTGGTTTTACACAAACAATACCTGGAGACTTAGGCAGAATGATGATATCAGGTTATAATGTTTCTCAAGGGCAAAACTCATTTAATCCTAATTATGGTTTTCAACCATCAGCACTTGCTCAGTTTAGAGAAGAACTTATGTTTTCTGGAACATTGTTTAGATTTGCTAATGATCCTACTGGTAACGTGTATAAAACTGTAGGAAGTCCCGATTTGCTAGAAATGGGTGACGGATTTAATTTTTCTAAATTAACAAATGAAAGTGGTTGTGGTACCAATTCATTTGCATCTCCAGGATCTTTAGGCGGTAGTAGTACTTTAACTTATGAAACATTTTTATATAATATTGATGATGGTGGTTATCAAGCTGGTGGATCTTATTCTGAACCATCACTAGCCAACTTCACTATAGGCGGAGCAAATGGAACAAATATTGCTGCACCTTGGGAGAGCGGAGAAGGATGTCGAACTTGTGAAACAATTGCTCCAAGTAATTCTTTACCGGTGGGAAACCTTGCTAGAGCTTGTAGAAGAGAAGGTTTTAGATTTGAGTTTAGATTATTTGATACAGAAACTGGTTCTTTAGTTGGTGGTGGAAACAGAGGTATTGATACAGAAGAGTTTGATCCTAGATCTTCTATTTGTCACGACGGAAGAGAGGCGTTAAGACTTCAAATAATTAGAGCAACTGTAACCGGTGGTGATGTTGCACCAACAGCAAACGCAGCTTGTTTTGAAACAGAACCAAAAGAAGATGTTGGTTTAGATTTATATTATGAAGCTTCTAATGCTATACCTTTAAGATTAAATAGAGAAAACGCTTCATACTTCGCACCATACAAATCAAAAGTAACATCTAAAGATGCTAACTTGGTAGATATAAATTTAAATCCTAACTTTACTGATCATCACGTTTCAAGTATAGGTTTTGATGATATTTCCACAAACGGTGGTAATGTTATAATAACATTAAAATCAACAACAGTATCTAGTGGAGAACTAGGTTTACATGGAACAGGTTTTTCTGAATTTGCTATAGGTTCATATATGGTTTTTGAACATAGAGATGGAACAAAAACTATGGCTAAAATAACCGGTTATGCTACACCTGTCGATACCTTAAGTGATTTTGAAGAAAAAGTTTTTACTGTTAGTAGTTCTTCTAGTGCTAATACAGTTGGTTACTACCAAATAGAAACTGATGTTTATAAAAATAGAGTTCAACTACCTTGGTTTAATTGTTATTCTTTTGGTAATGGAGTAGAATCAGATAGAATAAGAGATGATTTTAACGCACCACAAATAGATAATGGAGTTAAAGTATCAACAACATTTTTAGATTTTGGAAAAGAATTAAAGGGAAGTACAATTATATACTCTGGTATATACAACTCGTTATCTGGAGTTAATAATTTAAATGAATTTAATCAGGCAGAAAAAATAACAAAAGACTTAAACCCTGTTTATGGTTCTATTCAAGCTTTAAAAACTAGAGATACAGATTTAATAGCTTTAACAGAAGATAAAATACTTAGAGTTATAACTAATAAAGATGCTTTATTTAATGCTGATGGCAACGCACAATTAACTGCAACAGATAGAGTTTTGGGTACAGCAATGCCTTTTGCTGGTGATTATGGAATATCTAAAAATCCAGAATCTTTAGCTGCAGATGAATATAGAATTTATTTTACAGATAAACAAAGAGGAGCTGTACTAAGATTATCACAAGATGGTTTAACTCCAATATCAAGTGTTGGTATGAAAACTTATTTTAGAGATAACCTAGGTGATTCTAGATTATTATTAGGTACTTATGATAAAGTTAATAGTGAATACAACTTAACTATACGAAGAAAATCAATACAGACTACTAAAGATAAAACCGTTTCATTCAACGAAGGTTCAAAAGGTTGGACAAGTTTTAAATCATTTATTCCAGACACTGGTACATCTGTTTCTGGTAAATATTTTACATCTAAAAACGGTACAGTTTATGTACACAATGATGACAGTGTTGATAGAAATACTTTTTATGGTGATTATTATGAGTCATCTTTAAAAATGGTATTTAACGATTTACCTGGATCTATAAAAACTTTTCAAGCTGCAAATTACGAGGGTTCACAAGCTAGAGTAACACAGTTTACTTCTTCAAGTGCTTATTATCAACCCGATGGAAGTGAGTTTGATTTATCAGGGGGTGATGGAGAGTATTATAATCTTGATGCTAAAGATGGTTGGTGGGTAGATAAAATAACAACAGATCAATCATTAAAAGGTTCTGTTGTTGAGTTTATTGAGAAAGAAGGTAAATGGTATAACAGAATAGATGGCGGTGCTAGAGGAACTATAACAGATGCAGATTTAAATGAATTTAGTGTTCAAGGTTTAGGTGTAGCCACAAGTGTTAATAATGAAACAATAGACAATATAGATAACGATACAGTTTCAGATATAAACTTGTATGTAACAAGTGATTTTATAGATGATCCAACAAATACAATAGATTAATCATGGCAGTAAATTATCAAGTAACACCTTTAAATGTAACTGTAACACCGGGTCAAACAATAGCCGAAGGTTTTACTATAGTTTCATCGGGCACAGATCCCTCTAGTATTTATGTGGCTATTGCTGCTATAGGTCCAATAAACGCATCTGTTTACGAAGTAAATTACAATGACTTTAATGTAAGTGGAGCCACCGGTGAAGCTGGTGTAACATCAGTAGGAGCTAATTTTAATGAGTTTGTAGCTGGCGGTACTGGAGTTATATTACCTGATGGCGTCGACAAAGTAAGATTTACAGATAACGCTGTTGCTGGTCAAGTTACAATGGAAGTTTATTTTAACCCAACTTATGTTGTACCTATAGATGCACCAAATCCATTTCCAGTTATTATTGATATTGATGGTGATGCTAGCGAAATAGTAGACCCAGGACCAGTAACTGGTGGTGTTAGTTCTTTTAGATTAGAAGTTAATTTAGCTGACTCTATTCCTAATGCTAAAGTTTTTTGTGTAATTCCACCATCAATAGGTACTTATTCTGTTTTAAATCCTGAAGCTTGGAACATAGGTGCTGAAATTGACACAACTGATTATACTAAATCTACAGCTTTATTTATACCAGGAGCAACAACAACAGAGCAAACACCAATTTTTGGAGATGTTTTTGGTACCCCCGCTATTAATGGCCCAACATCAACTTTTGCCTTGTCACATGCTTGGTTTTGGATAGTTCCTGATCCTGGTTATAGTATTTCAAGATATAATTTCCAAGTTGGTATATCAAGTGTTAATCCTTATTTTGATAATTCACCAGGAGTTAATATAAATCCCCTTTCTGGTTCTGTTAGTTTAATTAATAATCCATATGGTAACTTGACTTATTCGCCTAGTAGCACTATAACTAGTCAAACTAATTTAATAGGTAGTTTAAATGCTGGTTCTTATGGTTTTTCTGGCTGGGTAAATCCTCAAATTAGTGTTACATCTCCTCCTGTTCCACCGTCAACATCAACATCGACATTACCAACAAATTATAATGCTTTAGTTCAAGGAGCCACATTGATGAATTATTCTCAATTTGCACAAATTTTGTTAGTTGATACAGGTTCTTTTGACAATGTATATCCAAGTAGTTTTGTTCCAAACGCATCTGAATTAAGTTCTTTACAAAGTGGTCAAGCTCCAAGTGGTTACGCTACAAGCGATTGGGCTGATAATGCTGTATTAGTTGTACTTAATGGTTTTTATAATTATATACCAGGAGCTGACACCCCAGATTTAATAATAAATTTAAACGGCTCTGCTATGCCGTTAGATGGACAACAAAGCAATGAGTTTAACTTTTTTATAACAGATGATGAATAATGGCAACAGAAACTAAAACACTTAAAAATGGAAATATAATGGAAGTTACCAGCAGTGTTGGTACACTATCATTAGAAACTATTAATCCTGGTTTTGATAATGAAAAGTTTAAATTTTCATTTTCTGGTAGAGCTGTAAAAAATAAACCAATAACCATTGGTACTATAAAAATATCAAATGATGATACTACTAAAAAATTAAAAGTTGTTGATTTTAAAAAGAAATTTAGTAGAATTAATAGTAAAGTTAAAATAAAGTTTAAAAAATCAACATTAGACGCTAACGGAAACATTGATTCGATGCTGTATGATATTGTTTATACTTCAAAAGGAGCTGTTGCAAAAAGTGATGAATTAACATATGTATTTAACAACAACAGGTCCGCTTCAATACCAACAGCAAGTAGTGGTGTTGAAAGTATCATATACGGTTCAGATATTATTAGACAAGGGGGTGAAGAAAGAAGAATAGTATTTAGAGGCGCACCTAACACAGAAGTTAAACTTACGGTTACAAGATTAATTGATTCACTTGATTCAAATGGAGATATTATATCAACCACACATGAATCTTTTGTTTCTAGTTTAAATCAAGGTAATATTATATTACAAAATGGCAATACTATTAACGGTATAAAGAAAACTTTAGATTCAACTGGTAAGGCTAGTTTAAGAGTTAAATTTCCTAAAGTTACATCAAAAACTAGATATGCTATAAGCGTGCACAGCGACACCATGTCTACAGCTTTTAAAACAAGAGCGTTGCTAGATGGTGGTTTTGATGATAGTAGAGTGCTAGATAGGACAAACCCCGGTATAATGATACCTCAATTTTATATAGCCGTGCTTGAACAAAATCTAAATCCTACACTAACACTTAGAGCAACAACTAATGAAGGAGCTGGTAATGTTAAACTAACAGTAAATGGTGGTAGTGATCAAACATTTAATAGTGGAGCTAATGTTGATACTACATATAAAGGTTTATATGGTAGATTTGGAAAATCATATAATGACAAAAGTAGAGGAACATATTTTTCTGTTACATATGTTATGACAGCATTGAGCGGGGCGTTTTCTGCTAGTTCTGGATCGGGTGGCGCAGTTTCTTTTACTAATGGTAAAGGTGAAACAGTTTCAACAGAAAACACTCTTGGAGCGCCAGTTTTTAGTAATACAACACAGTCTAGTTCTGATTGGACAAACTCAGTTGCTGCAGACAATAATGGATGTAATCTAACAATAAATAATATAAAACAAACTGTAAGTACTGTTTCTAGTAGTAATGATACGTTAACTTTGAGCTTTGATGTTTATGTTGGTGACTGGGGAAGAAAAGACGTGACTATGGCTTTAGCATTTAATCATTTAATAACAAGATCTTAATATGGCACAAATAACAATAGCATTACCATCACCTTTAAATGTATCTGTTCAAGCGGGTGATATAGCTTATTACGTACAAATAAACGATACAGCTGTTGGTGGTTTTCAGGTTAACGAGGGAACATCAGCTCCAATAGAAATAGGACCTATAATTTCTATATCTGGAAGTACAATAGTTTGTGATAATGCAAGTACTAATAATGAGCCTTCAGCTGGAGACTTTATACTATTTGGGAAAGATAGAAGTGTTAATGAGGCTTCACTTGTTGGTTATTTTGCTGAGTTTGAATTTAAAAACGATTCAAAAACAAAAGCAGAGTTATTTTCAGCTGGATGTCAAATACAAGAAAGTAGTAAATAATTAACAAAAAATGTAACTATATTTAAAGAATAAAAGTAAAAATTATGGCTTATAAACAAAAATCACCGTATAAATTCTTAGGTAAAGCTCTACGTAAAATGGGTGGAGTTGCAAACAAGCTGATGGGCCGTAGAGGTGGAGGACAAGTCCAAGGTTCTGCCGCTGGACAAATAGCGCCTGGTGTGGGTTCAATTTTTGGTGGAGGTATGAGGCCAGGCCTAGGCATGAGGCCCGGAATGGGAGGTGGTCCAGGAGCTTTAGGTGTTGGTAGTTTTCACGCGGTTCAAGGCATGGGACCTATGACTAAAAAAGGCAAAAAACCTATTGGATTTAAACCTTATGAACATCCAAGTCATTACAAAAAAAGTCCTTTTAAAACGGATGCTATTTTAGTTCGTGGAGCTTATGATGCTGCATCTGGTAAAGGTACTAGAAAATACGGTCAAATAGCTAAATCAAGAGCTTTTGCCGATATGGTTGATAGCGTTGAGAGTACTGTTAATAGATCTGCATCAGTGCAACTTAGAAAAGCTAGAGCTAGAAGTAGAAAAACAGTTAGATCACATGATAAGTTCGCTAATTGGAGAGAAAGATATGAAAGAAGAAGACAAAGACGACAAAGATTCAGAGATAGATTTAGAGGTAAAAAAAGAAAAGCCATAGATTATGATAATTACAACGATCAATATCAACAACAAGTTGGTGATAATGTAATGGGTTACTATTAATATAAAGTATTGAACTATGTCTATAATGTTGGGTTTGGGTTTATCTATTGCTGGTAGTGCTATTAGTGCTATTAGTGCTAATAAAGCGCAAAAAAAAGCAGAGAAAAGAGCCAAAAAGGCTAATCAAGAAATGAAACAATTAAAAGAAGAGTACTCTATGTTAGATACTACTAATCCTTTTCTTGACATGGAAAACACAATGGAAGATCTAACTATAAACCAAAGACAATTTGAGTTAGAAAAGCAACAGTTTCAGCAGAGTCAATCTAGTATATTAAGCGGCATAAAAGAAGCTGCTGGTAGTTCTGGTGTAGCTGCTGTAGCACAAGCACTATCTAATCAAGGTAAGTTAGCGGCTCAACAATCTTCATCGTCAATAGGTTTTCAAGAACGTGAAAATCAAATAAAAGAAAGAAACATGGCTGCTAATCTGCAGGATATGGAAAGAGAAGGAGAGCTTTGGTCTAGAAATGCAGAAAAAGATAAAGTTGGTACACTACTCGGTATGTCACAACAAGAAGTAGCGGCTTATAGAGAACAAGCAGCTGCTGCTAGACAGGCAAAATGGGATGCTATTGCAGGTGGAGTAGAATCAATAGGCAACATGTTGGTACAACCTCCAGGAGGAGGTATAGCGCCTCCAGCACCTGGTCCTGTTATGGAAAGTTCTGAGCCAGGCAGAGAAAGACCTCCTGGAAAGTATTTCTTAGGTGTAAAAGTAGGTGATGTTTATGTTCCGCCACCGTGTAATGGTAGTATTTAGTGATAAAAATTTAATTATGATAAATAAATATAACTTAAACGATAGATCAGACAAAGAACTTGCTGCTTTTAATAAGCGTAAAAGGATGGAAAAATCTGTTGAAAAGATATTAGACAATGCAGGCGAGCTACCTCCAGAAGAATATAGTAATATATATAGATCTCTTTTAACTAAAAGAAATAGGTTTATTGATGGCACAAAAGAAGATAGAGCTATGATAAAAAGAGAAGCTAATCAAATGAAAGAAGCTATAGTAGCATATAGATCTTTTAGACAAGACCTAGCTGCAGCATATAAAACTGGATCGTTAATGAGTACTTGGGCAGATGGAGAGCAAGGTGAGGCTGTTATGGGTTTATTAGATGATGCACCAAGATTAGTACAGAAAAAATGTCCTGAAGGATTAAATTGTGCTGATAAAGATCAAATAGGTGTTATTATGCCAGACTTTAAAACGGTTAACGATGCTAGACAAAGAATGTTTGAATTACACTCAAAGAGAAAAGAAATAATTACAGATGAAGATACTGCAGATGAGTATAATGACGCTATGACTGGATTAAGAGAAATAGTAGAAAAGCAAGGCGCTAAATGGACTGATATAGCTAATCTTAAGAAAATGATAAGATTAAAAGATAATCAAAGTCAAGATGTTTTAACAAAGATGGGCAACAACTATCTAAGAACTTCGTCGAATGCTATTGAAAGAGAAAATCCACAGTTTAATGAATTAGCAGCTAGAAGACAGGTGCGTGCAACACTAGTAGATAAAGCATCTAATATACAATCACTAGCTTATGATGAAATGATACCGGGTAGAGTTTTCTTTAATGATATAAAAGAAAAAACTAAGTTAGATTTTATGAAATCAAGAGGTGAAAACGCAAACCCACAAGAAGCAGAAGAGTTTGCTGATAGGACTGTTAAGTTTATGATTAATGATCCTAGATATCAAACACAATTCAAAGAAGAGCTTACAAATTATTTTACTGGATTTTTAAAGAAACAGTATGTAATGGGTGCTTTAAATAGAAGAAGAACTGAACACTCTAAAGAAGATAAAAAAACTACACAAACTCCAAATCAGCCAGTGCGATACAAGCCTGGGATTATAGCTGATAACATGAAAAAATAAAACACATTTATTAACGGGTAACTAACGAAACAGTATGGCAGAAAATAAATATCCTAAAACCATAAAGGTTAATGGGCAGGAACTAATTGTTTATAGCAAAGAAGAGGAAGCGCAGGCTAGACAGGAAGCTAAAGAAAACAATGTGGAGGTAGAAGATATCTCAATAAAAACCGATGAATCGGGAAACCAACCAAGCTCTACAGGGGGTGCGAATGTAGAGCAATTAACTCAAGCACCAGTCAATACGGAGTCAAGCTTGGAAGATGGTTCTTTGGAATCACCAAAGACTACTGAGCAAATATTAAACGACTCAAAATCTCAACAAAACAAAGATAATAAAAAAGAAAATCAAATAGAGCTAGTTAAAGACGAGGCTAAAGATCCTATTGGTAAAAACGATCTAGCAGCGTTAAACAAGAAAAACATTGATGGTTTAGTAAAATATTTTAGAGATAATAAAAATGTTAACGCTAAAAGAGTTTCTGATACTTATAATAATCTTAGTAGTGTACCTAGTGTTCTTGTAACTCTTCCTGATGGTGAAGAAGTAAACATATTCAACGTTGAAGGACTTGATGAAGATAGCGATAAGTTTAAAGAACAAGTAGAGAAACTTCAGTATATAAATAAAAAAACTAAAGATGCTAGCAACAAAGATATTTATATAGCTAACTCTTTTCAACGTGACGCTGTTAAAATAAGACCCGTTGATTTAAATGCTATTAATGATAATTTTAGTAACGCTGGCTATACTGTAGAGCCAGTTAAAAATAAATTAGGCATGGAATCTATGCTGGCTTTTAACATATCTAAAGACGGCGTTGTACAACAAGAAGGTGTTGAAGCAAAAGATTTACAAAAGTGGTTTTATAAAAATTTATCTCAAGAAGATTTTAAAAAAATAGAAAAAGCAGCTGGTGAAGAAGCTATAAGCTATTTAGATTTAGTAAAAGCCCAGGAAAAAAAATCACTTCTTGAAGAAAATAATCCAGTAAAATTTGAGGAAAATAGACAAGAATTATTAAACAACGGTATATCTAACCAAACTCTTATAGCTGAACTAGAACTAGAGTCCACAACTGAAGAAGATGATTTTTCATTTGTTATGCTTGAACCTTCTAGCAAAAAAAGGACTAGTTATGATATAAACCTTATATCACAGTTTCTTAATAGTCCTATAAAAGAAGAGGTTACTGTTCCAAATGCCAAAACGATTAGTGGCACCAGTAAGCAACTTAAAGAAGTTGAAAATTGGCCAGCAATGAGACGCCAACAATTAGAAGATTTAAATAGCTTTTTAATAGATCCTGAAAAAACTCAAGGTGAAAAAAATGCTAAAATGAAAGAGGTTTTAGGTGGTATTATATCAAACGATGAGGTAATTAAAAATTTAAATAAATTATTAAATGAAAAAGTTGGTATTAGAGATGAAGATGTAGATAACTCTATAGACATAAAAGTAAATAATCGTAAGAGTAACTACTTAGAAACTTTAATAAAAAAAGATCCTAATGTTCAAAAACAATTAGCTTATCTAAATTACTTTAAAAAAACTAATCAAGGTCTTGTTGAGAATGATGATGGTAGTAGAAGTTTTAAATCTTATGAGGTTGAAAAAGAAGGTATAAAAGCTAAACAAGATTTACTACTAAATGATCTTAAGAAAAAACAAGAATCATTTACTCAAGATATATCAACCTACATGGATGGTTTACCCTCTTATATTCAAGTAAAATCTGAACAAGATGAGAATGGTAGAGTATCTATTAACGTTAGTGTAGCTGATAATTATATTGATGAAGAAACAGCTACTAGTTTAAAGGGTATAGATAGTGAACGAAAAAAATTATTACCAAAATTAAATAGTTTAGAAAGAAAAGTTGTTGGGTTGCAAAACCAATATGAAAAATTAGTATCACAAATAAACGCTGGAGATGATGATCCATGGAAAAGAATATTAGCTCAACAAGTTTATAATCAGTATCAATCAGCTTTTGAAGAATTATCTACTGAAAATAAAAAAGATGTAGAACTAGTAGAACAGTACAACAAAACCTTGTCTACTTTAAATAAACCTGATGATCAAAAAAGAAAACAACTACAAGAGCATTATCAAAAAGAATTAAATGAAAAAGTTAATTTATTTAATGAGTATAATGAAAACGTACAACAAGCTTATACAGAAATAACAACTGAGTTTAATGAATATGTTTCTAACATTCAAGATGTTGCTGAGTTAGCTCCTATATCTACTAAAGAGTATAGAGACATGGTTGTCTTGCAGAAAGACTTTAAAAACGGTGTAAATAGTATGATTTTTAGTATAGGCTCTTTAACTGGTAGCGAGTATTCTAAAACAAAATTAAAAGCTATTCAAGATGGTACTGCTAATCTTCTACCAACAATGTTAACTCACCAAGAGGCTGTAAAACTTGGTAGAAAATCTGAGTTTGTAACTAGAACTCTATCTCAACAAGCTACTCCAGCTTTAGTTGCAATAGGATCTAGTGCTATAGGTTTGCCACCTGTTTTTACAGCAGCTGTTTTCTCACTTAGTCAAGGTGGTGAAACTTTAGTTAGTTTGGAAACTCAACAGCAACAAGGTAAAGATGCTAAACTTGCTTTATCAAAATTAAATGAAGACTGGAAAAATGGTAAGGTATCTAGACAAGACTATTTAAAAAGAAAAAAAGAATTAGAGACAACCATAAGCCTTGGTGACATGTCTAGAAGGCAGATAGTAGGAGCTACACTAGCGGCTATGGCATCAGAGTTTGCTATAACATACGGTGCTAATTTTATTAACTTAGGTACTATAGGTAATAGTAGAAAGGTTATACAAGATTTAAGTAAGTCTGGAATGCCAACTATGGGTGAGTTAATAACAAGAAGTAATTTTCAAGCACTTGGGCAGTACTTAAAACAAACTGGCGCGGCTATTGGTGGTGAGGTTGCTGAAGAAGTTGCTATACTACTTTCTTCAGAGCTTAGTAACGGTTTAATACTTAAAAGAGACTTTGATTTTAGTCAAATAGATGATACTATAGTTTCTTCTATTATACTAGGAGCTAACATGAATGGTTTTTCAGGTGCATACAGCACGATAACAGCACAATATGCCACCAGAGAATCTAGAGCTATTTATCAAGATGTTAAATCTGAAATACAAAACGTGCAAAGCCAAATGGAGGGGTTAACAGATAAAAGATCTGATGCGCTATATAGAAAACAACTTCAAGCAAAACTTTCTAATTTGTTTGATCAATTAAATGTTGGTCAAGCGGGTTTAGAAATAGATGCTCTAGTAGGAGGCTCTGTAAGTTTAGAGACTTTAGTTAAAAACAGTTTAGATTTAGTAGATCTTCACCAAGCAGCTGGTGTTAAGCAGGGTATGACTGAAGATCAAGTTAATGATAAAGTTGAAAAATATTTAGACAAACTTGATAAAACAGATAAAAAAGCTGCAGACTCGTTTAGAGCTAGAATGGAAAACGTTAATGAAATAAAAAACAAAACAATTAACGATATACAAGAACAATACGAAGGTGATATACTTTCTGAAGGAGGTTTGGTTGATAAATTGTTTGGTAAAAGAGGTAGACAAGCTCATGACTTTTTAAATAAAAAGAATTCTGATTTTGCAGATCTTAACAATAGACAAAAGCTTTTGTTGATAAACATGCACGTAAAAAATAGCTTTTTAAAATCAGAGGCAGATAGAATTAAAAAGTATGACAACATAAGAGAGTTAGTAGAAAGAAACGTATATAATGGAAAAACTTTTAAAGAAGCTAAAAATGAGAATCCAAAATTAAAGAGAAATAAAAAAGCTGAAAACCAAGTTTTAGAATCGTTTGCTCAATCTACTATAGTTGGTGCCGCTGACGCAACAAGTATTTACAGAGGTGGTAAAGAAGCGGTGAGTTTAATACTAAAAAATAATCCTAATATTAAAGAGTTAAGCGATTTAGAAGTTGAATCAGATCTAACTGTAGAGCAAATAAAAGAAAAATTAGACGAGTTTAATATACCTGAAGATAAAAAGCAAGAAATTATACAGGGACTAAGTGATGGTAGTATAAAAGGTACTATATTTGATGGAAAATATATAACCACAGCTTCTAAAACAGCTGTTAATCAAGCTTTAAGAGATGGAAATATACTACAAGGAACTGTTTTTTCTCATGAAGTTGGCCACGCTTTAGATGCTATAACAATGAAAAGAGGTGAGATAAATGATTTTGCTATCAATCTAAATGAAGCTTTAAAGTCAGACTCAGAGCTTTATGATTTACACCGCGCCGTTGTTAACAGCTTAAGTAACATAGTTGTAGATGATAAAGGTACTAGGATGTGGGATGTAAAAAAGGGCATGGATGTTAACTCACAAAGTGATTTAGCTAAAGATGAATATACAAAAAGAGTTCAAGATCTGATGCAGCATCGTAATTTTAAAAACGCTAGAAAAAAAGCTTCTAAAATGAGTGGTCAAAGCACCATGAATATACTACGTGGTGTCGTTAAGGGGGATTATAAGTTTGATACACCACAAGATGCGATTGGTTATTTAGTTGATTATTTAGATTCTTTTGAACAAAATAAACTTAGTAAATTTATTGAAAGAAAAATAAAAGCAAAAACATCTAGAATAAAACAACTAGAAAAAACACTAAATAAGTTTGGTAAAGTAGAAGACGATAGTTATGTTGTAAAAGATAATGCAAGTACTGCTGATCAAAAGAAGTTTCAAGAGGCTTTATCAGAATACAACGATATAATGGAAAAACCTGGTTATAGAAAGTCCGCTGACAAAGGTCCTACTATAGATAAAATAGGTCAACACTACAGTGTTGAAGACTGGAGAAACGGTGGGTTCCAAGTAGCTTTAAACGTGATGCAGCAAGGAAAAATGCTAGATGGTCTTATACTGGCAGCTCAAGCTAAAGCAAACCCAAGTGTTCCAATGAAAAATAAACCTAAAGGCGTTAAGAAGCAGTTTATAAACGATGTGTATGCTGAGTTAACTAGTCATGTAAAAAACTACGATGTTACAAAGCATCCTAGTTTGTTTAGCTGGATAAACACACAGTTAGGTAATAAATCTTTAAACGTACAGAAAAGTCCAGAATTAGGTTATTCGCCTGATAAAATCAGTAGAGCTAAAGATGTTGACGCTAAAACAGAAGAAGGTGCTCCGGTTGTACAACTACAAGCTGACACCGACGCTGAAACGCGTTACATTGATAATATAGGTTTAAAAGAAACTGACACCGAACTGTATTCTCAATTAAGACAAGATATAAATTTAAATGAGGAACTAATGGATAAAGTTGTTCAGGTTGTAACAACAACTTTTGGCACTAGGCTTCCAGATGTTAGTGACACTAAATTTAGAATAGCTATTGAAAAAGCTTTTAAAGAGCAATTAAAAAAACCTATACAGAAGATGATAGGTGTAAGAGCTGATTATGATGCATTTTTAGTAGAGCATTTTCCAGCCGTATTTAATGCTTTATCAACAGAAACGTTAGTTCAAATGGAAAGAAACGTAGATCCTGAGCTAAGAATATTCACAGACTCAAGAAGAATAACAGAACCCACAGAGGTTGATCAGCTCATAAGCGATGGTTTACTACCTATGAACACTGTTCGTGGAGAAATAAATAGAACTTCTGGTCCTTTTTTAAATACTAAAAAGAAACTACCTAGTGACGCTAAAATATTAGCTTTTTTTAGAGGCACTAATATGGAAGCTGAGTTAGGTTATAAAGTTGTTGGTTCAACGCTTGGAACCAGAAAAGATGCTTTGGCTATGAATATAGGTGTTGAGCTTGCTTTTGATGCAACGTCAGAGGTTTTATCAAAACCTGATGTTCAAAAAAGAAGAAGAAAAGTATTAGCTCTTGATGATAAAACTCAAATAGATAATGAAAAAGCTTTAATAGCTAAAATAATAGATAGAGATCCAAATATACTGTTCTCTAGAGAGGGTAAAACAAACAAAATTCCAAAAAATTATACCGGAGAAATGTTTGGACAACACTTCGATCAACTAGTGAATGATATAATTTCAAGCAAAGATGGTGTTAATAGTTTTATAGATAGTAAGGGTAAACTTATAAAAGATTATGTTCATGAAATACCACAATTTACGGTAGATGTAGTAAATTCATTATATACAAACGGATCTATACCTACTACTGATGAGGTTCAATTTAAAAAAGGTATTGCAGCTAGTAACTTAGATGAAAAAACCAAAAAAGCTTATAGTGACGATGGTGTTTTAAGTAGAAACAATAAAGATGTTTTGGATAAAATAGATAGACAAATGAATTTTGTTTTTGATTTTCTTGGTGGTGACATCATAAATGAACTACAAAGACAGGGTAAGTTAGAAATATTTGCGTACCACCTTAGATATCTAGATCCAGCAAAGAAAAAAAGAGGTCTTGATAAATCAGGAGATTATTATTCTTCTCTTCAAGACAAGATAAACAGAGCTAAACAAAATCCAGATGGCAAAACTGATGTTGGTATAGATATTGGTTCTGTAAATGCTATGAACACTAAAATACAAGATAGCGTACTAAATGATGTTATAGAAATAGCTAACATGCCTATAACTGCAGCTGAAAAAAGGCAAATGTATTTAGACTCTATCGCTGATAGAGTTGTTGGTGCTAATAACGCAAACCCAACTTTAGCAAAACATATTGCAAAAACCTTAATAACATTAGCTCGAAATAAAACAATAGGTAAAGAAACTGTACTACACATACTTCAAGCACAAACTCAACTAGCTGGAGGTTTTAGAGCTTTTACAGATTTAGCTATGATTGATTTTAGAGATGGATCACAAGCTTTGTATGTAGATAAAGATGGAAACTACACTAACGATAAAAATAAAAAAGGAATAAGTGTAAACACAAAACACCCTCAGTTTAAAGAAGTAAAAAGTGTTTTACAAAAAGCTGGTGAATTAAAAAACTTAACCCCAGACCAAGTTGATAAAAAAGTAATTGAGCTTCTTAAGTTTAAAGGCGAGCACTTAACGCCTAACGCTAATACGATGTTAGAAATAGGCAAGTTAATTGATGATACTTCTGTTGATTTAGATAATGAGCTAGATAGAATATTCAATAGTCACAGTCAATTGTTAACATCTGATTATGTAACTAAAAAAATAGATGGTAACAAAACTTTGGGATTTGAAGGTTTAGGTAGAAATAGTACTCTTGGTTATGATAGAGTTGGAATAGTACCACAAGATAGCAAGTTTTTTATAGGACCAAATGGTGAAACCTTACAAGATGTTCTTGCTAATAAAAAGTATAAAGACTCTATAGTGTTGTTTTCTAAAGATGGTGGCAAGATATCTAACAACATTAAAAAAACTTTTATAGCTGAAGAAAATATAAGAAAAGCTATAGAAACTGGAGAAACAAATGGTATGTCTACTTTTGACTTTGACGAAACAGTTGGAGTAAGTGAAAACTTTATTATAGCTAATAAAGATGGTAAAACAAAACGTATATCATCTGCTAACTGGCCTAAGGTCGGTGAGAAACTAGCAGCTGAAGGTTGGCAGTTTGATTTTAGCGATTTTAATAAAGTAACTAAAGGTAAACCAGGACCATTGTTTCAAAAGATGAAAAATCAAATTGCTAAATATGGATCTGATAATGTTTTTATACTAACAGCTAGAGCATCAGAAAGTGAACAAGCTATACACGATTGGTTGAAAAGTAACGGTATAAATATACCTAGAAAAAATGTAACTGGACTAGGTAATAGCACTGGTGAAGCTAAAGCTCAATGGATGTTAGATAAGTTTGCCGAAGGTTACAACGACATGTACTTTGTTGACGACGCTATAACTAACGTTGAAGCTGTTAAAAATGTACTAGATCAACTAGATATTAAATCTAAAGTTGTTCAAGCTAAAATTAAATTTAGTAAAGATGCTGACGCAACTTTCAATGAAATGCTAGAAAGATCTTTAAATATAGGTAAAGAAAAAGTTTTTTCAGCAGCTGAAGCAAGAATAAGAGGTAGGGGCAAAGGTAAGTTTGATTTTTTCATACCACCATCAGCTGAAGATTTTAAAGGTCTATTATATAGTTTTTTAGGAAAAGGTAAACAGGGTGATGCTGATATGGAGTTTTTTAAAGAAAATTTACTTAAGCCTTATGCTCAAGGTTATAAAGACTGGAATACATATAAACAAAACATGGCTGATGATTATAGTAACTTGAAAAAAAGGTTTCCAAATGTTGTTAAATCATTTAACGATATAGTGCCTGGCACAAACTTTACAGCTGAAATGGCTGCAAGAGTTTATCTATGGAACAAATCTGGTATTGATATACCAGGATTATCTAAGCAAGCTAAAACAAAGTTATTAAGTTATGTTAATGCAAATGCTGATTTAAGAAGCTTTGCGGAAAACACAGCTGCTGTAACTAAAAACAAAGATGGTTATATAAAGCCAAGAGACTATTGGATGACAGAAACTTTTGCTAGTGATTTAGCTAACACGGTTAACAATGTTGGTAGGCAACAGTTTTTAGCTAACTGGCAACAAAACTCTGATATAATATTTTCTGAAAAAAACCTAAACAAAATAGAAGCTGCAAAAGGTCCTGCTTTTAGAGAAGCTCTTGAAAATATGCTTTATAGAATGAAGACTGGTAATAATAGAATGACAGGTACAGATAGAACTGTAAACCGATTTCAAAACTGGGTTAATGGATCTGTTGGTGCTATTATGTTTTTTAATATAAGATCAGCTGGGTTACAAACTATATCTACACTTAACTATATAGATTTTGCTGACAACAATTTGTTTGCAGCTTCTAAAGCTTTTGCTAATCAACCTCAATACTGGAAAGATTTTGCTATGCTATTCAACTCACCTATGTTGAAACAAAGAAGAGCTGGTTTAGCAATAGATGTATCATCTTCAGAACTTAGTAAAGCTTTTTCAGATGGTAGAGGTAAACCACAAGCTCTATTAAATTATTTATTACAAATAGGTTTTACACCAACACAGATAGCAGATAACTTTGCTATAGCGAGTGGTGGTGCTGTTTTCTATAGAAACAAGGTCAATAGATATTTAAAAGATGGTATGACTAAGGTTGATGCTGAAAATCAAGCTTTTTTAGATTTTCAAGAAAAAACAGAAGAAACTCAACAGTCTGCAAGACCTGACTTAATATCACAACAACAAGCTGGTCCATTAGGTAGGTTAGTTTTAGCTTTTCAGAATACACCGATGCAGATGACTAGATTAACTAAGAAAGCTATATCAGACTTAGTCAACAATAGGGGTGATCGTAAAGCTAATATATCTAAAATAATATATTATGGCGCTATGCAAAACTTACTATTTGGTACACTGCAAAGTGGATTAGCATTTATGATGTTTGGTTCAGATGAAGAAGATGATGAAAAAAAGAAAATGTCAACTGAAAGAGTAATGAATGGAGCTCTTGATACTTTACTTAGAGGTACCGGTATTTACGGAGCTGGTATTGCTACTTTAAAAAATACTTTATTACAATGGCAGGAAGAAAAACAAAAATCATTTGGCCAAAGAGATGATACTAGAATATTATTACAAGCTTTAAACCTATCACCACCTATTGGTAGTAAGATTAGAAAAATAAACAACGCTATTAAAACAGAGAAGTTTAACAAAGGTGTTAGTAAAGAGTTGGGTTTTAGAATTGAAAATCCTAACCTAAACAAGTGGGCTAATATAATAGAAGGTACAACAAATTTTCCTTTAGCTAGGATGGTTAATAAAGCAAATAATTTAGAAGAAGCTATAACAGGTGACCATGAAACTTGGAAACGTGTGGCTTTAATTGGTGGTTGGGATAAATGGAGTTTAAATGTAAAAGATGAGGAACTAGAAGCTGCTAAAGTAGAAGCTAAAAGAAAAAGAAAAGAAGAAAAGAAAAAGATAAAAGAACAAGAAAAAATAAAAAAACAAAAAGAAGAAGAAGAAAGAAAAAAGAAAGAAGGTATTAAAAAAGTTCAATGCTCTGGAATAAGATCTAACGGTCAAAGGTGTAGCATTATGATAGAAACAAAAAATGAAACAGCTCTATGCCAACATCACAAGACTAGAAAAGAAGGTGAGGATAAAGATGGTGATGGTTTGAAAGAATATAGATGCACAGCTACAAAGTCAAATGGACAGAGATGTAATAACTACACTGAAAACAAAAATAAAAAGTGTTATGCTCACCAATAAATATGTAATAATATAGTTATGGCTTATAAACAATCAAACAATCCTTTTAAAAAATCAGCAGAACCAAGACGAACGATAGGTCGTGGTAAAAACTTCAATAAAGCTAATCCTACTGGTACTGGTGCGGCTGCTGGAGGAGGTATGACACAAAAGGGTGTTGACGAGTATAAACGTAAAAATCCTGGTAGTAAACTAAAAACAGCTGTAACAACTAAACCATCAAAGTTAAAACCTGATAGTAAAGCTGCTAAACGAAGAAAATCATTTTGCGCTAGATCAAAGGGTTGGACAGGTGAAAGAGGTAGAGCAGCAAGAAGAAGATGGAATTGTTAAATTAAAATAATAAATATGATAAATTGGATAAACTCTTGGAAATCAAGAAACAAAAAAGATAGATACGAAATAGCATTAAGAATAAGTACATTAACAGTATTTGAATTAATGTTTTGTCCTTGTTGGGAATGTAAGAACAAAGGTAAATGCGCAAGATTTAGATTAATGATATTAAACTTTGGATTTGAAATATAATGTGCCCTTGTCCAGTATGCATGGCGGCAATAGTTCTTGCAGCGTGTAGTTACAAGTTATTAAAATGAAGTTTATAAACAGTGCGCAAATAGAACATAGAAACTCTTTAAAAGAAGGTAGAGTTGCTGGTGGTTGGCATGGGTCAACTACTAGAATAAAAATACTACATAGTGATTTTATTCCTGACGATGGTGGTAGAACATATGCTATTGATGATACGGGTGTAGGGTCAGAAAATCTTTTTGGAGAATCATATAGCAATCACACTTCATATGCTACAATACCAATACCAACTGGCTATAAAGCCACACATGTAATGATATATGGTAGTGCTACAGGTGCTGTAGAAGTTTGGGAGCATCAAATAAATTCTAAAACAGGTGTAAGTAAAGGGACTGGTAATGTTGATACTGAAATAGATATAACAGATGTTAATAGTAGTTCAACAAACTATTTGTTTATACAAGTGGCTCAAGGATCTGGAGATGAGATACATGGAGGTTACGTAACAATAGAAGCAATATAATAATTATGGCAGTATATAAAAATATAACAGGAGCAGCAACTACCGTTTTAATTACTAAAGGCGGTACAGTTAGTGGTGGCATAGAAAAAATACTAATTGCCAACGTTAATACCAGTAACGCTGTTACAATAACAGTAGACTTATATGATGGCACTAATACTTTTACATTAATAAAAGAAGTAGATATACCTGTAAAGTCTAGTTTAGTATTAGAAGATAACGTTCGTTTTAAAGCTAGTGAGTATAATTTAAGAATAACAACAGCGGGTACATCTCCTAATATATCTGTAATAATAATATAATATGGAGTTAGAAGTAATTAGATTTTCAAGTGGTACTGATAGTACTAACGGGATATTAATAGATAGAACAAGTAATAAGTTTTTAGCATACACGCTTGAAGATGAATATAGAGATGAAAAAAAATATGGCGAGACAAGAATACCTGAAGGAACTTACGAGCTGGGTTTACGAAAGGTTGGCGGCTATCATGCTAAATATGAAAAGCGTTTTCCTAATATTCACATTGGCATGCTTCATGTTCTTAATGTGCCTGGTTTTGAGTATATACTTATTCACTGTGGAAATACTGACGAGCATACAGCGGGTTGTTTACTCGTCGGAGACTCCCAAGAAAATAATCAAATCACGAAGGACGGTTTTATAGGTAAATCAACTCAAGCTTATAAAAGAATTTACCCAGCTATAGCAGAAGCTATTGACTGTGGAGAAAAAGTAACAATAACATACAAAATAATATAACTATGGCGTTTAAAAAATATGACTCTTCCTACAAAAGAACTGAATCACCTTTTACTCTAGGAGTAAGGAGACCTGGTAGTGTAGGACCTGGTAGTCCTCAGATAGATGAAATTGAGCAAAATAAAAGACTTAAAGAAAGAGATGAAAAGAATAAAGAAAAGCTTTTAGAAAGGGCAAAAGGAAGAATGATAAAAAAAGCTGAAAGAAAAGAAAGAAAAGCTAAAAAAAGAACAGAGCAAGGTAGAGAAAGATCTGCAGCTAGAAAAACAAGGAAAGCTACTAGAATAAGAAAAAGAGCCGGTGAACTTACAGCTGATGAGGTTGTTGCACAAAGAGATAAAATGAGAAGATTTAATAAAGTACATAATAGTCCACTTAGAAAAGAAAAAACAACAGGGGGTAAAATCGTTGAAAAGGTAAAAAACAAGGCTAAAACTAAAGCAAAGACTAAGGCTACGGAAAAAGTTACTAAAAAAGTTGGAGCTAAAACCTTATCAAGAGCTGTGAGAGCAGGTGGTAGACTTACGGGTTTTCTTGGTTTAGGTGTAGAAGGTACTGTTGCGGCACAAAAAGCCAAAGCAAAAGCATACAAGAAAATGGATAAAAGATCACCAGGTACTAGTAAGAGATTAGAAACAGGAGCTTATGGTAATCAAGATGGAGTTAGAGGTACATTTTTCAGTGCAATGAAACTAAAAGAAAAGTCAAAGCCAACACAACCTAAAAAACCAAAATCTTCAAAAAAATCTACAAAATCCAAAGAACCAGCTATACATAATCGACCAAAACGAAATATGGGTAAGAGTAAAAAATAAAAAATGGCTAGAAAAGTATTTACATTTGCAGAGAAGAAACGTGTAAAAAGAGGTGTGCACGCTAAATCAAAAACTTCATTATTTAAAAGTAGTGATAACTACAAAAAGAAATATAGAGGACAAGGAAAATGAAAAAACTAATTATATTGTTTTTAATGATTAGTACAGTGTGTACTGCTCAATTAAAAGATTTTTTTAAATATTCTACGTTTTATACCTCCATGACAATGGGTACTTCTTTTACTGAAAGAGAAGATTATATAGCTATAAATAAAGGATATGAAGATGTAACACAAGTTAATCCTTACGATTATAACTTAACAGTTGGTTTGAGAAAAATAGCTCGTATGGATTATGAGTACAAGGTTAAAACTTGGTATTATGGAACTGAAGATGGGGTAAGTGACAATGTAACAATAGGGAATGCTATTGGCTGGGAGTATCTACTTAACTACTCTTTTATTCGTGAACGTGGAGAAAAGTTCACTAATCAAAATCTTTGGTTAAGATATTTAGGTAACAGTTGTGTTACTAAATTACAATATACAGATAATCAAAGAGTTAATTTAAAGTTTGGATCATTTGATACTAGATTTAGGTTAACTAAAGGTAATTGGGATTTTACTGTTGGAGCTGTGGGTAGAATACATCCAGTATACGGTGTAACACCAATAGATGACTTTTGGGTGCCAGGAGAAAACACTTTTCAAGATTTAGCAGAAGACTTTGGATATGCTTCAGTACCTTGGATGCAGGGATTTTATATCGACCAAAACTGGTACGATGTTAGTGGTGGAGACTCTCTCCTGATCGCTACCTCCAATGACGAGTTCTTCCACCACTATTTCGGCGATGCTGTTGCTAGATTTAATCAGCAAGAATTAGAAAAGCTAGGATTACAAAGAGAACTTAGTGCTGTATTTGGTATAGCCTATTATAAATATACTCCTAAATTATGGCTACATGTTTGGGCTAACTGTTTGCCATTACACTATGGTCTAGATGATTATTCGTTTGAGTATGGACAAGAAGATCATGACAACATAGAGTGGGATGCTGGCATCGTGTTTGGCTCAAGGATAACAACATCACTTGGTATGTTTATTGAAGGAACTCATATGAAGTATTGGAACAAGCCGGTTTATGAAATTAAGTTTGGTTTTAACTATTTAATATTTTAATTATGAGTAGATTACTTGGAGGTTTATTATCTATTGGAGGATCTGCTATTGGTGCTATAAGCGCTAACAAGGCTCAAAAAAAGGCTGAACGTAGAGAAAAGAAAGCTAGAAGAGAAATGAATAGGCTTAAAGATGTTTATTCTCAACTTGATACTAGTAATCCGTATTTAGATATGGAAAATGTAATGGAAGATTTAACTATTAATCAGAGACAGTACGATTTACAAACTGAACAATTTCAGCAAAGCCAATCAAATATATTAGGTGGTCTTAGTGAGGCTGCTGGTAGTAGCGGTATCGCTGGAGTTGCCCAGGCTTTAGCTCAACAAGGTCAACTACAAGCTCAACAAACATCGGCTGATATAGGAGATCAAGAAAGACAAAATGAAATGATGGAAAGACAAATGGCTGGACAGTTGCAAGCTCAAGAAAGAGAAGGTGAAGTTATGTCTAGAGAAATGGAAATGGATAAACAAGGCACTTTACTTGGTATGGCTCAGCAAGATGTTGCTGCTTACAGAGAGCAAGCTGCAGCGGCAAGACAAGCTAAATGGGACGCGATATCTGGAGGAGTAAGTTCTCTTGGAAGTATGCTAACTGGCGGCGGCGGAGGAGGAGGACTCTTCGGCGGTGGCGGTGGTGGTGGCGCCGGCGGTGGCGGCGGCGGAGGTCGTTATTTAAATGATCCATCTGGTGGTGGTGGAGGAGGAACGAGAAGAGGTGTTGGTTATCAAAATCCAATAACAGGAGAAACTGGAGGTAGAGGTGTGGCTAATATACTTGATCCATTTAATTTATATAAAGGGAATGATTAATTTTAAGTTGTTAAATATGAAAAAATACATTATATTATTATTTGCGTTTATTGGTTTGTTTGCTAACGCGCAAGAGTTTGATTATCAACAATTATGTTTAGATTGTGCAGAACAAAATGGTTTTTACTGTGGAGATGATCCAGCTAATTGGACTCAATACTCTCCCAATGGGTGTGTACCAAATGGCTATCAAGACTTATTCTATTTAAATGACGGTTGGGAAGATTGTGTAGATGGTTCAGATGAAGCAGATGCTGTTCCAACAACAGTTGACGAATGCGCGCCAACGCCAATTGGATGTGACACTGTTTATGTTGAGATACCAGTTATAGAATATGAGTATATATACGAAACAGATACAATAATTGAATACGAAACGATTGTTGAAACTGAATACATATATCAAACTGACACGATTACTATATACGATAACATATCAGACACATTGTTTGTTGATGTTATTGAGTATGTTGATGTTTTTATTTATGATACTGTAATTGAAATACAATACGAAGAGGTTGTAGAATACATCGACTGTGATACAGGTTTGCCATGTAGCTCAGGAATACAGGAGTTAGTAGATAAATCGCTTCAAAATAATGTAATATATAATATCAAGGGGCAAGCAATACTAACAAGAGAAGGTTTATACATAGAAAACGGTAAAATATATTATAAAACAAGATAATTATGGCTTTTAAAATGAAAGGATTTAGTCCGTTTAAAAAAGATAAAAACAAGAAACATCTAACTAAAAGCACTGGAAGAGCTGAATATGATAAATTACCTACTTGGAAAAAAATATTTAAATCTCCACCAGATATAACAACAGGTTACGCGCCTGGAGTTGGTGGTAAAGCTAAATCAACAAAAAAGTTATTTGATGCTTTTAATAAAGCTGCTAAAAATGCTGGAAGAATGAATAAGAAAATAAAAGAAGATTTAGTGAAGAGAGGTTATACATTTGTTAAAAAGAAAAAGAAATAATTATGGCTTTTAAAATGAAAGGTTTTACACCATTTACAAAGATTAATGATAATGACAAAAAGAAAAAATGGGTTAAAATGGATTTTGAGCCAGGAAAGTGGCGAGATGGACCAATAAACTTTATGGATAAAATTCCAAAAGGTACAGTTTTAACTATAAACTACGATAAAAAAGGTAATATAATTAAGAAGTAATATGGCAAAAGAATTATCAGAGGATAGTAAATTCCAAGTAAGCGTTAAAACATTAATCAGTATAGTTGTGGCCGTAGTTACAGTTGTGTCCGCTTACTTCGGCTTAATGGCTGGAATTAATTCTAAATTTAACGATCTAGAAGCTAAAGTTCAAGAAGCTTTAGAAAAACCAGTACCCGGAACTGGAACATACACTATAGACATGGGCGATCCAGCGGCTACTAACACGTGGCCACCAACAAGGATGGAATTTAATATGAAAGATCAAATGGCTCGTAATAAGATAGATGCGGTAATAAAAGAAGTAGACGAAATAAAAGAAGATATAAAATATTTAAGAAAATGATTAAACAAATAGAAATTTCAAACTATATTTATATTTTAATAATGCTACTTGCTTTTGGTTGTGGCAGTGTTATGGGTCAAGAATTTATTAATGGTGATTTTAAAGATCGTATAGCTAAAGATGTTGTTGCTGTAGAGTTTTGGGCTGATTGGAATTCTGTTAATCAATTTGCTGATTTAGGAAAATTAAAAGAATGTGAATCTTATAGATTAGACATAATGGCTAACGCTGATATACAAACAGAATATAACATAACAGCTATACCAACTGTTATTATATTTGATAATGGCATAGAGAAAGAAAGGTTTAATGCAAATATAATGTTTCAATTAGAAGCTGATAAAAAAGTTATACAAAATTCTATTGATACAATAGTGTTAAGTAAATTCCAGTAATATGAAAAAAGCAGGGTTTAAAAAATACGATTCAGCATACAAAAGAACTGAATCTCCTTTTACAAAATACGCTTCAGATGCTCAACGTAAAGCTATATGGGCTAGTAAAAACGAAAAGAAAAGTGCTATGAAAAAAGTAGATAAAAAAGCACTAAATGAAGTTTCTAAGGAATTAAAAAAAGCTAGTAAAACACATGCTGGTCAAGCTGATAAGATACAAAGCGCTATGAAGAAAAAACGTAGCGCAACAGGAAAAGATAAAATACATAGAACACTAAATCCGTTTGACAGGCATGAAAGAGTAGACTACCACGGTTTAGGAGCTAAAGGTTTAAATAAAAGAAGAATAAAACTAAGAAAAGAAGAAGACATGCGAGCAGAAGGTGCACCAACTAGTGCGATGAAAAAAATTAGTGCTAGTTGTAAAGCTCAAGCTAAAAAGAAATTTAAAGTATGGCCTAGCGCTTATGCCTCTGGTTGGGGTGTGAGATGTACAAGGGGTGATTTTAAAAAGAAATAATGTTTAAGAAATTTAATATAAGTAAATTTAAAAAAATGAAGCCACCTGCAGATAATTCGTTTACAACGATGCAGGAAGTTAAGCACATAAAGTCCATACCAATGGACAAAGCTAATGTTAGAAAGTATGATGATATTGAAAAAACATTTGCTGAAGTAGCTTATAAAAATAAAATAGAAGACTATGACGCTGATTTAGTTGGTAGATTAATAAAACACTCTGCACCTATAATATCTAAATTAAAAGAATATTTTAACAGACCAAGACCAAAAGTTGTAGCAAAAAAGATGGGTATTAAAATGGATCATTATGAAATGAACTCAATGAAAACACCATCATATCCATCAGGTCACTCGGCTCAAGGAATATTAATTGGTAGAGTACTTGCAGCTAAATATCCTAACGCAGCAAAACAATTTATAAGTGCTGGCGATAAGATATCAAAGAGTAGAAACATAGCTAAAGCTCATTATAAATCAGATAGTAAAATGGGTGAAAAGCTAGGCAATGAATTATATAAACATATAAACAAAAAATAATATGAGAAAAGCTCCAATGAAGCTTAGAAAAGCTTCTCCAGCAAAAATGAAAAATGGAACTGGAAAAAAGAAAATGCAAAAAACAGTTAAACAAAGATTTGTTCCTAAGATGAAAAAAACTGTTAAGCAAAAAACAAAGAAAGCTTCAGCTATGAAAAAGCCTTTAACTCCTAAGCAAAAGAAATTACCAGTTGCTTTACAAAAAGCTATATTAGCAGCGCCAACTAAAATGTTGAAAGCATCAGCAATGAAGATGATGCCTAAGTCTGCTATGAAGTTAGTAAAGAAAAAAGATGCAACAAAAGATCATAACAAGGCTGCTAGAAGAACTGAAGGTACTAGATTAAGACAAGCGCTTAGACGTAAGTTTGGTAAGAACAAATCTTCTGCTATGAAGATGGCTCCACCAAAAAGGAAAACAAAAGAGGATAATGATAGATTAAAGAAAAAAACTCTTACTATGAAAAAGAGTTTGGAAAAGAAAAAGATTTTAAATCCAGTAACTAGAAAACCAGCTACTAAAGCTGAGATTCAATCTATGCGAAGAAAAGCTGGAAGTCTTCCATCACAAAGAGCTAAAAGAAGAAAATAATGGCCTTTAAACTCAAAGGATTTACACCGTTTACTAAACGTTGTTGGCCCGGGTACTCACCCGTTCCTGGTAAAGCAGCGTATAGTAAAGGTAGTTGTAAAAAAAATTCACCAGTTAAAAAACAAAAAGGTGGAGGCACAACTAAAACTTGTTTGCCGGCAGCTAAAATCCGTAGCATGAGTGAAGAAAAAAGAAAAGAGCTTGTTGCCTCTAAAAGAGCTGCTGGGGGAGCAGGTAAATATAAACGATCATCTAAAACAAATGTAAGTGGAGCTCGTAAAAAAGGAGCAACATTACGAGACTGGTTTAGAAAAGAAGACTGGAGAAGAGTAGATGATCCATCTAAAAAATGTGGAGAATAATATGAAATCAGGTTTTAAAAAATATAAAGGATCTTACAAAAGAAGTAAATCACCGTTTACTGATAACGATATTGATTATAACAAAAGAATAGGACAACCTTCTCGTTATAAGGATAGAGCTAAACAAGATTTAAAAGAAGCTAATCTAGCTAGAAAAAATATAGCTCATATGTCGAGGCAAAGTGAACATCCAGCTTTCGGAGTATTTCGGAGAGGTATGAATGTAGCTGGTGGATATTTATTAGCAAGAGATACTGTGCGATCAGCTAAAAGCATAGCTAACCTAACAAAAGCTGGTAAAATTGCAAAAGCAGGTAAAGTTTTAGCAAAAGGAGGTTTGGTGTCTGGTGTTTTACCTGTAGTTGGTGGATATTTGTTAGCAAGAGAAGCAATAAGAGGTGTACAAAGAAGAAAAGAAAAAAGGAGTCAAGAACGCTCTGAAAAAGCATTTGGCAAGGGTATGAAATTTAAAGAAGATCCGTACGGTAGTAAAGATCCGCGTTCTCCTTATCAAAAATACGATTCTACTTACAAGAGAGATAGCTCTCCATTTAGTAAAAAGAAAGATCCTAAAAAAACAAAAAAAAGGATTCTAGCATCAACAGAGTGGCCTAGAAAAAAGGGCGGTATGGAAATGACTGAGTATTCAAAAGGAGATGATATAGGGACAGCAATTGTGTATAAAAAAGGTTTAAAAAAATATACTAAAGAACTTGACTTAGAACACAATCCTACCGGTAAGTATGCTCAAATAACTCGTAAAGGTATAAGAAAATTAAAAAAAGAAGGTTCTTATGTTTCAGGTAGAAAAATGAAAAGAATTAAAGACGATTATTTATCTGGAGAATATGCTAAAAAAATGCTTAAAAAACGAAGAAAAAAGAAAAATAAATCTCCACTTAAGACTGAATTGAAGAACACTAGACAGCAAGGAAGAAAACGAGAAACTAGAATAGATATATCAATGAGTGGCGCGATTAAGCAGGCTTTAGAAAAAAATCGACTAGCTGAAATAAAAAGAAGAAAACAATACGGTGTAAAAGGAATAGATTATTAAAAAAAGGGGCTAAAAAGCCCCTTTATTATTATCTACCTTCATAGTAGTAGTACATAACATCAATAGAACCATCACTCCACCACATTGTGTCTACATATATTTTATTATTAGGTATACACTGGTAGCCGCGAATCTCCACTACAGAACAAGACGTTAAGAACAAAAGTGCTATTAAAATTCTTATCATGAATTTTTAATAGATTGAACTTCTTGTCTGACATTTTGAGCTGTTAGCTTTATGTTCTGCATGTGCTTTCTAACTCTAGTCCCAGCTGATTTATTACCTGTATTAAATTTCATAGCCTCTGTTTCAGCCATTTCCATTTCTTGTTTCATTGTACTTATTAAATTTTCTAAACTCATATTATATATTATTAAACAATTTCACAGGCTCCACCGGCGCAAGCAAGCTCACCCGATAGATCTGTGTTATCTTCAGCTTCAATAACTTTCGTTAAATCTACATTAGATAATACTTTAGACATTTTATTATATTTCGCTTCGTCAATGTCCTCAAACGGAGCTTGTGTGTACGTACCACCATCATATGGTAATACAGACAACCCATTGTAATATTCTCTATTTTCCCACATCCAATCACCTGCTTTTTTCCATTCGTTTTCTTTCAAAGATATAGTTGCTGACACATTGTGTGTATTACTACCTCGTCTGTGACCAGGTCGTATCCACTCTTGTGCAACACGCTTCACCCTCTCAAGGGTATCAAATGGTGATTCGGTTCTAAGTATTGAACCATCAGGAGCTTTTTGTGGTATGGAAATAACAGCAGTATCGTGAGGCCTGAAGTACTCATCTTCAATTAATTCCTTATGATTATCCAATAGATATCCATATATAGCCTCATTCTTTCCTACGCGCATCCTACGGACATAATAATCATTATGCCACGCATGTATACCCGAAGACGTTCCGAGGACCAGAGATGTCGTCCCTGCAGGTTTTACAGTTGTACATCTAGCCGATGAATTAATCCCTATTAGTTTCGCTACTCGTGCGTTTTCCTTTGTTACGATACTTGCAGCGGCCTTCATATCCATTTGGAGCACAGCGGCACTCCCGATTCCTGTCATTGACACACCTATAAGAGCGTCTTTCTCTGTTGTTTCTTTCCATATTTCTCTAAGATAATGGAAGTCAGTATATCCAGCTTGTAATGTCCCTATAAACGCTGCGGCTTTAACTCTAGCGTTAAGATCGTCTTGGTCTTTAACATTAGATACATTAACTTCACAAAGGTTACAGAACTGAAAAGGCCTAAGCGCTATCTCACAGCAAGGGTTTGTACCCCAATCTTTGTCATTGTTAAGATATATGCCAGGCTCTCCAGCTCCAGATAATTCAACTCGTTTCCACAAATCCATAAAAAACTCTTTAGTTATTTTATGTCTCATTAAAACAGCCGAGTTGTTTGATCTACCTCTTTGTGGATTAGTTTCCCACCAATTACCAGACTTACAAGATATCATATCATCGTCAGTAGCAGTGAACAAACTGATTAATGCAGCTCGTCTAATACCACCAGCTAATACAGCATCGGCTATATG